ACCGCCCAAGCGTGGCGCCCGCCGTCCGCGGGGCCCGGCTGATGATCGCCTGCCGCTGCAGTTCCTCCGTCTTGCGGGTCGCGAGTATCGACAGTTCGAGCGGGTTGTACGGCCGGTCTTCAAGCGTCAGCGCGCCCTCTAGGCCACGCTCGGCGACGAACGCCTTCGCCTGCTCGGCGTTCAGCGTGCCGAACGCGAGCCCGCCGTACTGGCGCGCGGTCGACAGTTCCGAGCCGCGCAGCAGCGACGGGCCGACCAGGTCGGAGAACGCCTGCCCGACGACGGCACCGCGAACAGCGCCCGCCTCCGGAACGAGATCGGCCTGCGTGTAATCGGTCTCGTAGAGTCCCGCGGTCGAGAGCGGCATCACTTCACCGCCATGTTCCGCTCGGGGAACGACGGGTCACGCGGACCCACCGTGCGCTCCGCCTTCATCGCGGCCAGCTGCTCCCACGTGTACGCGACCGGCGTGCCGTTCGCCCGGTAGACCGTGCCCTGTCCGCGCAGCGACGGGATACGCAGCACGAGGCCCGTGCCGTCGGCGTTCGTCGCCCAATAGCCCGACGTTCGCACGTTGTACTTGAGGTCGCGCTGCGCGCCGGCCGCGTCCGAGAACGGCATCGACTTGATCGCCAGCGACCCGGCGAGCTCGCGTTCCTGCGCCAGCTTCGCGCCGTTCATCACGAGGTCGGCGTCGTACGCACGCGGAATGCGCGCGAGGCCGCGGAATTCGTATTGATCGCCGATCACCTGCTGCACCGCCTGCACGGCCGCATCTTGTGCGCTCGCGCCACGCAGCCGCAGCGACAGCGCGAGCGCCTTCGCCGCGCTGGTGTGCTCGGCGATGCGTGACTCGGCGTCGAGGTTGTCGGCCAGCGAGTTCGCGAACGGCACGAGCTCGGACGAGATTCGCTCGTTGATAGCGGCCACCTCACCTTTCGGCAGCGACTCGGCCGCCTTCTCGGTCGGCTGCGACAGCGCGCCGTCAAGCCGCAGCGCCGCCTCGGGGCGCATGTTGACCATCACGCGCGCCGCGCCCTCCAGCTTCGGTGCCAGTTCGCGCACGACCGTCGGCCACGCCTTGCCCCACTGCGCCGCGAGTGCCTGCAGCTTCTCCGCGCGCGCGCCCGGCTTGTCGGGGTTCGGTTCCATCTCCTTCGCGATCTGCGACGCGTAGGCGTCCGGCAGCAGCCGCACCTTGTCACCGAGGCCGAGCGCCTCCTGCGCGCCGCGCATCTTCGCGACGTACGCCGGGAGCGCCGCCGGGTCGTCCTGACCGGCCTGCAATGCATCACGGAGCCCGCTGTCACGCCGCAGCAGCACGCCCGCGGGGTCGGCCTCCAACTGCCGGCGCTGGTCGGCGTAGAGCCTCGTGGCGAGTTCGTACGCCTGCAGCCGGTCGGCTGCGCCTTCCTGTCCGTCGCTGCCCTTGATCTTGTCGAGCCGTGCCATCGCTTCCGCCGGCGGCAGCAGCGCCGCCTCGCCGGCCGCGTCGAACGCGCCCCACCGCACGCTCGCCGCCTGGTAGCGCGCCGCGCCCTCGGTGCCGTACGCCGCGACGAACCGCTTCCGATCCGGCAGCACGGCCGGCAGGCCCATCTGACGCTGTGCGAACGCGTCTTCAAGATCGCCACGCAAGAGGTCGCGCTGCTCCGCCTGACGCGCGCGCGCCTCGGCCTCACGCCGTGAAATCTCCCCTTGCATGGCGCTGCGCAGCCGTACCTTCGCGTCGAGGTCGAGATCGCGCACCGCCGGATCTTTCGGCTCCGCGGCGTTCAGTTCCTTCAGCGTGCCGTACGGATCGCGGCGCCCGCGGCCCATGACGGACGCCGTCGCCATCGATAGGCGCGCGTCGTTCCGGAACGATTCGAGTTCCTGACCGGTCATGCCGGACGCCTCGGCGCCGAGCATCACCTCGGCCGCGGCAGCGGTGTACGTGTCCGGCGCCGACTCGACCGAGAGCCGCGCTTTCTCGACGGCCTGCCCGACGACTTCCTTGCGGTGCAGCGCACCGGCGTGCCCTTCGAAGTTCACCGCCTCCGAGTACACCTGGTCTTTCAGCGCGGCGAATCGCTCGCGAAGCGCCTGCCGCACGGTCGGCGACGGCGCCGCCGCGAGCACCTCGGCGGTACGCTGGTCGTATGCCTCCAGCGCCGACTTCGTGAAATCCTTCGCGCCCGCCGGTGCGGTCTGCTTCCGCTGTTCGAGATCCTGCATCGTCGCCGAGCGGATCGTCGCCAGCTGATCGGTGCCCCACGCCGCCGCGTCGCGTTCCTGCTTCTGCTGGTACGCGTCGACGACACGGCCGAGGCCCTGCCCGGCCGCAGCCATCGCATCGCCGGAGTTGAACCCGGGCCGCGGCGCGGTCGAGGTGTCCTGCGCCGTCTGCTGTCGGTACTGCGGGATGGACGGCATCACTTGCCCCCGTAGTAGGACGCGACGCCGTTCAGCAGCGCCGTTCCGGCGAGCGCGTTGCCCTGGCTCTTCGCCGCCTTGCCCTGCGCGCGGTAGAGCGTCGCGCGCGTGAGTCCGCGATACCGCGTGTTGAGCGCGTCGATCTCAGCCTGCACGGCCGACTGGTCCATGACGTTCGACGACGTGCCGCCGTAGCCCGTGCCGGCCTGCGCGATCGCAGCCGCCTGCGTGCCCTGAAACTGCCGGTACTGCCGGCGCTGCGCTTCCTCGTTCGCGTAGGCGTCGCGCGTCTCGGAGTCGGCGGCAGCACCGTACAGCGAAGCGTCCTGCTTGCCGCCCTTCAGCGCGCCGAACACCTGCAGCGCCGTCGCCGCCCACTTTACGTACGTCGCCATAGATCCCTCACGAACAGCAGGTGCGGCCGATGCGACGGCGTGAACGTCTCAAGCCTCCGAACCTCTTCGAACCCCATCACGCGCAGCCAGCGCGCGGCCTGCGGGAATTCCGCGTCACACGTGGCCCACAGGTCGCGGAAGTCGACGGCGCGGAACGCGCGCTCGACGGCCCGCGTCATGGCGACCATCGGACAGTCGGGCGCGAGGAACGCCCACAGCTGCGCGGCCGCGCCGTGCGCCACGAACCCGCCGCAGCCGACGATGCGGTCGCGGTCCCAGAACGTGAACGCCGGGCCCGCGGCCTGCAGGTTCATCGCGTACGGAGTCGTCACGTACTCGGCGTCGACGCGCTGCGCTTCCTGCCAGGGGAAGCGCCACAGATCGAACCAGCGGAAGGGCTCGACGTTCATGGCGACTGCTTGTGAATCACGGGCATGATCGCCGCGACCGTCATCGGGATAGGCTGGTTCGCGCGGATCTCGATCTGCGCGGCGCGGTCGTATCCGCCCGGGAACCCGACCGGCGCATCGCCCGACGTGAACGGCGAGCCGCTACCCATCGGCGTCGCCGGATCGCGCAGGCTGAAGTCGTCGAGCGTGCCGCCGTACGGGCCGATCTGCCCGCCGAGCGAGTCGAGGAATCGCACGGTGCACGAGTGAATGCGGCCGAGCTTGCCCTGCCCGGTGCCATCGCCGGCGCTCGCCTCAAGGCGCATCGTCACGAGCCGCGACGAGTACGCGAGGCCCACCTGCACAACGGACGCCGCGCGCGTCAGCGTGATCTCGCCGCTGCTCACCGTCTTGTCGGGCTGCACGGCGCCGTCGGCGAATACCTGCACGGTCTCGCCTTCGAGGTGATCGAGCCCGGTGATCGTCGACGTCGGCGCGCCGTCGTACGTCAGGCCGCTGTCGACGTAGAAGGCATCTTCCTGATCGTCGCCGCCGGTGCCGTCGATGTCCTCGGCCTCCCACGGCTTTTCGAGGTACTCGACGTAGCGCACGGTCGCGCCGTTGATCGTGCGCTTCACGATCAGCCACAACTCGTCCCGCGTGCCGTCCGGTGCCGGAATCGTCGTGACCGACTCGACGATGCCGTCGCCGCCGAGCGGGTGACGGTGCCAGCCGCTCACCTCCTGGTCGCGGTTGTACGTGAACCCGGCGAGCTTGCCGTTCCCGAGCACGCACCAGATGATCGAGTCGGGCTCGCCCTGGTACGCCATGTCGATGATGCCGGTCCGCGGGATGCGGTCAGACAGCACGGCGAGATCGTCCGGCTTGTAGCGATCGATGTCGAACGCGTAGTTCAGCGAGAGCAACTTGCGGCCCGCGCGCTGCACGTACAGCAGCGACGTATCGACCGCGACCGGCTGAACGGCGCGGCTGCGCTTCTTCACCTGCCGCTCGATCTTGAAGTTCGCCGGGCCGAGCGGCTCGTTTGCCGTGATCTCGCCCGCGACGAATTCGCCGCCGCCGGTGCCGATGATCAGCCGTTCGACGCCGACAAGCCACAGGATGTCGTTCACGTCCTCGGCCTGTAGCTGCGTCCAGATCGCGTTATCGGTGCGCGTCTCGCCGAAGAAATCGCCGGCCATGTTCTCGAAGTCGTTCGGCACCGAGAGCCAGATGCGTTGCCGCCCGGCCCAGCACAGCCGGTCCCGAAAGAACGTGACGCTCGCGGGATACTCGGTCGTCCCCGACCATGCGCCGAGGCTCCATCGCTTCGTCGCCTTGCCCGCACCGACGACGTCGGCCGGCAACTGGTTCAGCCCGTTGTCGCTGTCGACGACCACATCGGCCGAGACGACGGTCGAGCTCGTGAATCCGGTGATCCGCGCGACGCCGTATCCGGCATCCTGAAACGCCCATTGCACGCCGGCGATGCCGTCGTACGCGTTGCCCTGCTCGTGCCGCGGCGGGTACGTGCCCGACGTCGCGCCGGCGAGCGCCTTGTACGTCTTGCCGTCGTAGCGCGTCAGGTCGTTCAGCGCGTAAGCCTTGTTCGTTTCCCACGGCTTAACGTCGATGTTCTGCACTTCGATCCGCACCAGGCGGCCGACGTCCGAGGCTGCGAACGTCGCCGCGCTCGCGGTGAGCGTTACCGAGCCCGTCGACGCCGACGCATAGAGCGTGGTCGTCGTCGTATTCATGTCGAGGAACGGGCCCTGATTCGGAGCGTACGTGGTGAACGCCCAACTCGTGGTCGCCAGCCGCGTCAGCTTGCGCGGCGCGTACGTCCGCTTCTGGTTCGCGATGTACAGCACGTCGCCCGACTGCACGAACTTCAGCGCGCACGACCCGTCGTCGTTCGTCAGGTCGGCCAGCGCGTACGGGCTGACGATCTCGTACGGCAGGCCGCCCGACAACAGAACCCCGTGGTTCGTGTAGAAGCGAACGTAGAGGTCGCCGAATTCCAGCACGTACGCCGTCGTCGCCGAGAATTCGAAGCGCACCAGCCACGCCTTGCCGTTGCCCTTCGTCGGCGTCACGTAGCGCGCGCCGGCGCGGCGCTTCACCGGGCCCTGCACCAGCGGCAGGAAGCCCTCCAGCACCGCGCAGCCGCGCGGGTACTTCTCAAGGTCAACGCGCCCCTCAAGGTTCGGCGAGAGCTCGCCCGCGTTGAATGACGTGAGGATCGGCGACGACTTCATCCGAGGCGCGCCGTCACCCACGAACCGTCACCGATCGATTCCGGCGCTAGGTCGAATGCGTTCGACTTCGTCGCTTCGCGGATCGCCTGCTTATACGCGGCCATCGCGTCCGCCTTCTTCGACGAAGACTGCGTGATGCGCTCGCAGATCTCGACGGCGATGCGAGCGGCAAGCGCCTCGCGGAACGCCGGGGAGTACAGCGAGACGTCGGTGATCTTTGCGATGTACCGGATCGACAGCGGCGCCGCCATGTCGGTCAGGATCTTGTCGCCCTCGCGGGACCACAGCGCGTCCGACGAACTGCGGTAATCGTCCGTGTTCGGGTACGGCACGAGGTCGCCGCCGTGGATCAGCCGGAGGAAGTCGTTCGGGACCTGGTACTGGTACGCGTAGTCGTCGATCGGCTCGTCGGCCAGCGCCGCGAGCGAGTCGCGCTTGATGGCGAACCGCCAGTTCCGGCGCTCCAGTTCCGCGTCCCGCACGGCCTCGTAGGCGATCGTCAGCGCGCGCGCCCGATTGCTCGATTCCGACAGCGCAGTGATCGAGTCCTCGCCGAGGATCTGGAGCGCGCGATTGCAGATCGAGACTTCGCTTGCCATGGCTGACCCGCAGACGGTGGGCGTGAGGGTTAGTGGCTCGGGCTACGGAATCAACGGACACCGCGACGCCGCGCGCGCACGAGCCACTCGTCGATTGCCGGCGGCACGAACGGCGGCGGGCCGATCGCGTCGACATCCATGCGGGTCACGCTTCCGTAGGCCGGCGGCACGTAGAACTGCTGCACGGTCGCCCGGAACACGCCGACTGCGGTATCCGTGCCGATGACCTGGCCGACGACCGGACGGCCCCAGACGCGGCCGCTCGCCGTGTCGAGAACGATCTGATACGAGAACGCAAACCGCCCGATCGGCGTGTCGGCGACCGGCAGCGGGTCCGGCGTCGGCCCGTGCACGAACCCCGTGCCCGCGATCGGCGGCTGCGGGAGCGCCAGCAGGAAGCGCGACGGCGGCTGCTCGGCCGGCGCGACGCTGTCCGGTGCGGTGCCGTGGACCCACGTGCCTCGGCCGTTCGCTTCGGCCCACGCGGCGCGGTGCGTGCCGACGGTGTACGAGAGCGCGCCGATCGTGTCCGTGCCGGACGGCGGCGCCTCACCTTCGACCACCTGCCGCCCAAAGAATCGCGGCGCGATGACGTTCCAGACGTCTTGCTCGGCGACGAACGCCCGCGCGATCGAGAACACCTCGGCGACCGATTCCGGCGCCGTGCCGCGGACCCACGGCCGCCCCTGCTCGGGGTACTGCGGGACCGTCAGCCGGTAGCGGCCGACCGGCGTATCGGTGCCCGGGGCGACGCTCGCAGGCGCCGTGCCGTGCACGTACGGCGCGGGCTGGTGGTGAACTTGCGGCGCAGCCTCGATACGCGCCGCCGGCACCGGGTCCGCCGCCACGACCACGAATAGCGCGTTCGACCGGAAGATGCGCGGCGCCGGCTGCGCGGACGCGACGGCCGCCCGCTGCGTGCCGACGGTGTAGTTCGTCGAGCCGATCGCATCGCCGGGCGCCGCCAGCGTGAGCGCGCCCGCCGCTGCGAACGCCAGCGCGTACCCCGCTACCGCACGGTGCGACGTGCGCTGCGCAGGTGCGGAGATGAATGCCGGCCCCGGCGAATCGGCAACGACCGTGGCGCCGGCCTGCTCGAGCAGATCCGACGCGATCGGAGTGCCGGCAATCGGTGCGCCACCGATGAGCACCGGCTATCCCCTCACGTAGTCGACGCGATACCCCGCGAGATCCACGGCAACGAGCCGCGCCGTTGTGCCCGCCGACTTGATGATCTGCGCCGGGCACCAGCTTGTGCGCTGCGTGCTGGACGGGAACCCGGTCGTCGGGCTGCTGGCCAGCGTGAAACTCACCGAGTCCGTCGAATAGATGAAGTCCGCGCGCGTCCACCCCGGATTCACGAACACGACGAGCCAGATGTAATTGTTGTTCGGCGTCGGGCTGCCCGTCGTCGTGCGCGTCGCAGCGGTCGCGGCCCAGCGATCCTGCGACCATTCCGCCGCCGCGCCGTTCCATCGGTTGTTCCACGCGACACCGTCGGTCGTCGCGCCCGCGGCGAGCGAGTCGATGAACCCGCTGAGAACCTGGAACGTCTCCGTACCGCTGACCGTCGTTTGCACGGCGAGCCGGGCGACGGACAACGCCGCGCCCAGCGTCGGGATGATCTGGTCCGTTCCGTTATCGCCGATGCCAGCACGGCCCGTCGTCGTCGTCCCGCTGCTGACCTGGATGATTCCCATCGGCCGCTCGGTCGTGTTCGCGAGGTACGTCGACGACGCTGCCGCCGCGCCCGTGCCGCTTGCAAACACCGTCAGACCGCCGCCCGCGTGCGCAAGGTTCGCCGTGCCCGTGCCGCCGATGCAGTCCGTAAACAGCGTGAGCCCCATCTGCGACAGGTTCGCGCTCGCGCTGACGGCCTGCCAGAGACTCGATACCGACGAGTAGCGCAGCGTGATCCTGTCGGACGGCATCAGGAAGAACGGGAACCCGTTTGGCAGATCGAAGCGATTCGCCGCGCTGCTGCTGGTGTTCTGGTGCTCCAGCCACAGCAGATAATCGGTGCTCGTGTTCGCGAGCACGATTTCGTGACCGTCGTACGTGGCCGCGAGCCCCGTCAGTTTCATCGACGCCGTAATCGCCAGCCGCAGGACTTTGCAGTTGATCAGGTCCGCGAGGCTTCCAGCGTTGTAGTCGTTTTGGTCGGAACCCGGCGCCGCACTGTGAATGTCGTCGCCCAGGATCGAGATGCCGACGCGCTTCGTGCCCGCCGCCAGCGACACCGCCGAACCGCTGTTGCTGGACCGCACGACGGTCGTGCGCGTCAGCGTGTTCACGCCGCTATACGTGCCGAGCCCGCATTCCCAATCGCCCGTCGGAACGCCGCTCCCGTCGACGGCTTCGATGTAGTAGAGACACGTGTCATTGGTGGCGCACACCGCCGAGAACGCGCGGAAACCCGTGATCGCGCCGGCAAGGGTGAGCGCACCCGTGCCGGTCGTGGTCGTCGTTTCCAGTACCCGAGGCTCGGAGATGTGCACCACGTCAGATCACTCTTCCCACTGCAGCCCGTACGAGGACAGGTTCGCGTCGACGCCCGCGACGTTGCGGCACGAGATGTACCCGTGACCCGCGGTCGCCGAGTTGATCGCCAGCCACTCGCCGCCGAGCGGCAGCACGATCGCACCGCCGCCGCCGACGATGTTCCAGTCGATGCCGAACAGGTTGCCCGCCGGATCCGACGCGAGCGTCGGCTGCGTCGTCGCGTACGTCGACGCCACCGCGCACGTCGGCGCAGACGCCGGGCTCGTGTTCGCAGGCGTCAGCGTCGTCGCCGCGCCCGTCGGGTTCGTCGTCGGACGCGCCCACCGCGTGCGGTAACCCGTGCTCGTGGTGCCGCGGCCACCCCACGAAATCATCTTGACCTTGCCGATCTCGCCCGCGGCATTCGCCTCGAGCGTCCAATTGTCGTTGGTCGTGCTCGGCGTGAATCCGCCGCGCTCTACGCCGAACTGTGCCATTTCAGTCTCCTACGCCTTGGTGATGATCTTCGGAACGAAATCGGCCGGCGGCGCGTCAAGACCCGCCACCTTCCGAAACTGCTCGAGCTTGTAGACGACGCCCATCGCGCGCTCGATCTGCGCGACGAACGGCTCGCACCCATGCGACAGCATCCGATCCGCGCACGGTCCGCAGATCGGCGCCATGCACCGGCCGCAGAACCCGCCGTCGTCCTTCCACTGCTGCATCAGGATCACGGCCTGGCAGTGCGTGCACGTCCGCACGTCCGCCTCGGTGCGCCGCTGCGTCCCGACGTTGTTCACGAAGTAGCCCGCGCCGCGGGTGTGGGGCGTGCCGATCATGCGTGCTGCCTCGGGTCGTAGGCGACGAGACGCGGCTGCATCCCGCGGAGTTCGCCGCGCATGTCGTCGATCACAGCCGACAGCGCGCCCGTCGGGTCGCCGGCCGTGAGCCGCGCGACTTCGAGCGCGTTGATCCGATCGGCGACGCGCGCACGGTCCGCGTCGCACGCGGGATCGGCGATGTACTGCTGCTGCATGAACGTCACGGCATCACCCAGATTCGCCGGCCGAGCACGGGGTCCGAGCCACCGCCGCCCGCCGTAACTTCCTTGAACGACACCGCAGCTAGCACGTACTGGCCCGCAGGCGCCGCCCACGAACAGCCGGGCGTCACGTTGCCGCCGGAGTTGTTGATGAGGTACTGAGCGAACGAGCGGCCGCCCGCGTCCTCGGTCGTCGTGTCGCGCGTGAAGGCCGGCGTGCCGCCCGCGGCGACGCCCACCGTCAACTGGAACCCGGCCAGCCACTGCACCACGACGCCAGGCTGCGTCGAGATCAGCGTGCCCGCGAAGCTGGTCGCGGAAGCGCCGGTGACGGGCGCCATCGCCACGTCGAACTGGAACGTATTCCCCGCGCCCGGCTGGAAGCACAGAAGGTTCGACTCGCGCAGCGGGTTCGCCGTGCCGGTCAGCGTCGCCGTCAGCGTGGCCGCGCCGCCGGGATGGTTCAGGCAGTACGCGAAGCCCATCACCGGACACGGTGCGCCGCCCGGCGCCGTGCCCGCGTGCTGCACGACCCACGTACCGCCCGCCGTGTCGGTGATCGACCCGGTGATCGTCTGCGAGTCTTCCCACGTCAGCGGCCATACGCACAGGTCGCCCGCCGTGATCGTGCGGCTGATCTGAAGGTTGCCGCCGGTCGTGGCATCCAGCTGATGGGCCGTAGTGGCGCGAAAGGTCGCCATCAGGCGGTATCCATCGCGACGATCTGCTGAAACCCGTGATCGTCCTCGCGCTCCGTGCCGCGCCAGAAGTGACCGAACCCGGGTTGCCCGGTGAACGGCGCGCCGAAGTACGTGCCCGAATCCGTCACGTGCCAGATCTCGGTCATCACGCCACTGCCGACTGCGCTTTCGAGGCGCATCGTGATCGTGGCGTTGTTCCACTCGCACTCCCACCACTTGCCGTGCGCGACGCCGACCGTGTTCACGTCGTTCACGAGCGCATAGCTCGGCTCGACCGTGAGCGTCTGGAACGTGCCGATCGTGCCGGACAACTTGAAGATGTCCGTGTAGAACAGCCCCGAATTGTCGGCATAGCCCAGCTGGCACTCGTACAGGCTCAGGCTGTTCGGGCTGATGTTCGACGCGACGTAGAGTTCAAGCTCGTGCGAGCCGGTTGCGCCGCTGCCAGTCAGCGACAGCTTCCCGCGCACCTTGTGTCGGCTGGTGTTGAACCCCGACAGCACGACCATCGAATCGTCGTAGCCACCCGCGCCAGGATTCGCGCCGCTGCCGTCCGGCTGCGTCGGAAGCTGGCTGCGCTGCTTGCCGTAGAGAAGCCCGGACTTCGAACGCATGTCCGACCAGTCAAGGCCGGTCGTGAATCCGCTCTTCGCGATGACGCCCCCGTACGAGAGCGGGTCTTCGTTCGCCGTCGGCGTGATCGTGACCGTGCGCAGTCCCGACGCTACCGGCGCCCAAGTCGGTCGCGTGAAGACGCGCCGCATCTCATCCGCACGCCGCCGCGAGTCGGCCGTTCGACGTCGCGAACCACACGTCGACGTCCTTCGCGGCTACGCGGCGATACGAGCGCCCCTCGCGCTTGAAGAGGACCGGACCCGTGCACGTCGCTCCGGCTTCGATCAGGCCCGCAGCGCGCGGCAGCGGGCCGCCGTGCTCGTCGAACCGGAACACCGGGGAGAAGTTCGTACCGGCGATGATCGCCTGCACCGTGATCGAACCCGGTTCCGGCGTCGGCGCGAGCACCGTCGTCGTCGCGATGTTCGTCGGCGCGGACTCGTTGCCGAACGTGTTCTTCATGTACGACCGGAAGCAGTACGTGCCCGGGCCGAGCGTGAAGTTCGCGACCGTGCCCGGCGCCGTCACCGTGAGCTCGCCAGCCTTGACGCCGAACACCGGGTTCGCCGTCGTGCACGTGCTGTATTCGACGCGCCACGAGACGATCGAGCCTGCGCCCGTCGCCGGGATCGCGCTGCCGTCCGTGTTCTTCGTCGGGTAGGTGGCCGTGACCGGCACGGGGGCCGCGTACACCGGCGCCGCCAGCATCAGCAGGTACGCGAGCGCGAGGCCCGCCGCGATGAACCGGTCGAACTTCGACATCACGCGCCCCCGAGGATCTTGCGGGCCGCCTCGCGCGCGGCTTCCGTCTTCGCCAGCACCGCAGCCAGTTCGGCACGCGCATCGTCGAGCGCCTTCTGCGCCGCCGCGCCCTGCGCCTGAACGTCCGCCGTCTGCGCCTTCACGACGTCGAGCGCCGCCTGTGCGCGCGCTGCCTTGTCCGCCGCATCAGCCTCAGCCGCCGCCGCCTTCTTCCATGCATCGGCAGCCAGCGCAGCGGCCGATCGGTTCGCATCCGCCACGATGCCGGCGGCCTGCGCCTGCGCCGCGCTGATGGCTCCCTGCGCGGCCTCGTTCGCCGCCTGCAGCCGCTCACCTTCCGCGACGCGCTCCGCGATCACCTGCTCGGCGTTGCGCAGCGCCTCGCCCACCTCGCGCGCCTTCGCGATCGCGCGGCCGAACGTACCGAGTCGGGCGAGTTCCGCCTGCGCCTCGGCCAGCGTCATCTCGTCACTCATGCGCGCGGCCTCCGGCACAGCATCTTGACGACGAGCGACGTCGTGCCGTCGCCGGCCGTGACGTTCGGACGGATCAGGTACGGCGCTTCGAGCACCGCCTCGATCGCCGCTGCCGTCTTCGTCAGCGCGTTCGCCTGCGGGTCCGTGATAGCCGTATACGTCGGCGTCTCGGTCTCCAGGTCGTTCGACCCTTCGACCGTCACCGAACCGCCCACACCGAACGTGCCCGTAATGTGCACGGTGCGATCCGGGAATTCCGGCATCGCCACCGGCGCGCCCGTGTCCCCGTTCAGCAGCCCCGTCCACGTCACGCGGGCGACGTTCGGGTTGCTGTTCAGGTTGTACTCGATCGTCGGAGTGCGAACGGCCATGGCTTACCCGATCACCGAGCCTTCGGTCGCGTTCAGGTAGTCCTGAATCGCTTCGAGGGCCATGAGCACCTGCAGCTTGTTCGAATACACCGTGTCGTTGATCCGCAGTTCCACGACGGCCGCCGTGGTCGTCGCCTGCTCCGTGATGTCCTTCGGACCCTGTGCGCCGAGGGCGGCGCCGTAGAATCGATCTGCCATGCGAGTCTCCGAGAGGCGGACCGGCGAACCCGGCCCGCCCCCTGTGCGGTCAGATCACGTACTGCACTTCGACGCCGATGCGGCCGCCGTTCGTGAGCGCCGCGGTCGGCGCGATCACGACGTCGAGCGTGCCACCCGGATCCGACGTGAGGCCGGCCGCCTGCCACAGCGGCTGTTCCTGCTTGTCGAGCGTGTAGGTCGTCGACTCGTTCGTGATCTCCGAACGCGTCACCGCCGACACGACGGAAACCGCCGTGCCGAACAGGCCCGTCGAGACCGACGCGCCGCCGTCCGCCGTGTTGCGGTAGACGCCAACGTCGACCGCGCCCGAGCCGCCCTGCGCCACGCTGTGCAGGTAGACCGCACGAACGATGGCGTTCGACGGCACCTCCACCACGCGATAGCGGCTCGCCGTGTCGTCCGCCGCCGCGGCCGTGACGAAACCGAACGCGGAGCGAAGGTGCGCGCCATTGAGGCGCGCGTTGTTCGCCACGCGCGGGGTCGCGTCGCGGTTCGTGATTACGGTCGACTTCAGTGCACTGGTACCCATTGCCTTCTCCTGCCCTCATTCAAGGGGCGTTTGTGAGCCTCAGCGGGCCCAGATCTTGACGACCTTCTTCTCTTCGAGACGCGTCGCGTTGGCGGACATCTTCGTGTACGCCTGCCACGGCCGGCCCTGCAGGTCGGCGCGAACGTCGATGCTGGTCTCGATCTCGTTCCAGACGCCGAGGTACATGCCGGACTTGACCCAGCACGGCAGCTGCGCGGACGAGCCGGCCGCATCGTCGGTGGCCTTCGTGGTGATCCACGACCGCTCCGAGTGGATGAAGCGGAAACCGCGCCACGACTTGATGATGCCGTTCTCGTCGTACTGAACGCCGTTGTTGAAGTCGAGGCTGAGAATCTGGATCTCGGCCATCAGCTTCTCGTGATCCTCCGCGCGGATGGCGCAGTAGATCGGCTCGTTATCCGAGCCCGTCTCGTTGGCGAGCAGGATGCGGCGAGCGCGTTCGAGCTTCGCGACGTTCAGGCCAGACGCCGTGCCGCCGATGTTCACGCTCACGACCTGGTTCGTCGTGTCGAACGCCGTCGACGTGCCGCCGACTTCGCCGGTCGCCGCCGCCGCGAAGAACGCAGCGCCGATGCGGTCGTCGAACTTGCGGTTCGCGGCCGCGACCGCGTTCTGCACGTAGGCCGAATTCGGGTCCGTCAGCAGCTTCAGCTTGTCGAACGAGTCGATCAGCTGCGGCAGGTCCGCGTCGAGCGGCGCCACCCAGCGGCGATCCGTCGGTGCGTCGACTCGGTTCATCGGCGAGAAGCGCGTCGTGACGTCCTGCATTTCGACGACGCCGATCTGATCGACCGGGGACGCCTGCTTGCCGGAGTGAGAGCCGCTCATCACAGCCTCGCGCAGACGCGTCTGCTTCTGCTGCGACAGATGAACGATGTTCTGGTTGTACTGCTGGTAGTACCAGGTGGGGATATACAGGGACATGGCATGAAGCCCTCAGAGGCAGAAAACACACGCGACGCTTTGCAGCGCATCGCACCTGCTGTTTTCGGCCGGGCTTGTCGCTTGCGCGGGCCTCGTCCTTCACCGTTACGCACCGTGCGGGCGGATCGCTTTCGATCGGTCAGCGGGGACGCGTGGCCTTGTCCGCTCTGCGAAAGAGGGCGAGTGTCGGTCCTCGCCCCGAGGGGGGATCGCATGAACCCAACCAACTTCCGCGGACGTGAAGTTGTGAGCCTCTAACTACGGAGTCAACACCCTACGCAGCCGACTCCAGCATCGGCCCGAGGCGCGCCATCTCGGAATGGAACGCGTCGGCCGTGATCTGGTTCGCCACACGCTTCGCGCGCAGTTCGTCGATCTGCTTCTGCACTGCCTGACGCGTCGGCGTGAACCCGCCACCGGCCGCGGCCGCGCCGCCCTCGTTGCCGCCCGCGAACCCGGCCTCGCTCGTCTTCGAGCCCCAGCCATGGAACAGTTCGAGCATCTTGCGCGTGCCGATCGCGCCCTCGATCGCCTGCATCTCGGCATCGTCGATGCCCGACGACTTCGCGAACCGCCGCGCGAACTCCGCATTCTTGTCGAAGTCGCCGGCCCACTTCGTGCGGAGCTCGCCGAGTTGCTTCTCGCTGTCCGCCTTCGCCTGCGCCTGCGCGGCCGCTTCCTGGTCCGCGGCCATCTTCGCGGCGTGCGTCAGCAGACCCTCGAACGCCTTCGCTGGGATGCCGAGCGCGTGCGCCTGCTGCGTGAACCCTCCGATCATCGGGTCATCCTTCAGCGCGTCGGGGATCGGGTACTTGTCCGCCGACTCCGGCACGCCGAGCCGCGCGTGAATCGCCTTCCAGCCTTCCGCGTCGGTCTCGTCCTTCGGCCAGATCACCGCGCGCCCGGCACGGTCCGCGCCGATCAGCTTTTCGGCGTTCGCGCCCCACGCGAACACGTCGTCGACGGACTTGAAGCCCTTCGTCTCGACGATCGCCTTGTTGCCGTCGCTGCCGTACCACGTCGGCGCCGGCGCGCCGCCACCGGCTGCGCCCGGATCGCCACCCTGTCCACCGGCGGGAGTACCGCCCTGCTGCTGTTCGCTCATGCGTTGTCGTCCTCTATGGCGGTCTCGTCGAGATCAAGCATCTTGACGATCCGCAGGTACACGTCGCGCTGACCGGCGCGATACGCGGTCGCGTACGGGTCCACCGTCCGCGAGATGGGGGAGACGACGATGCCGCCGCGGTTGATGCCGCAGACCCGCTTGAGGTCCGAGAGGACGATCGCCGCCATCGGGTTCGGGCTGCCGTGGCCGTCGAGGTATACGGCCTGGTACGCGCGCTTCTTGCGCTGCAGCTTCGCGAGGAACCGTTCGATCATGCGCCCTGCCGCAGTGCCTCAGCCTTCGACGCGTTCAGCATGGCCTGCGAGATCTCTGGCGCGACCGCCGCGATCTGCGACGCCTGTGCGGCCTCGGCCTTCTGCGCCTTCAGCGCGGCCACGGTCTTCGCGTCGCGCATCAGCTTGGCCGGCACACCGTTGATCGTGGCGAGCTCGCGGTACGCCTGCGTCACGTCGAGCACGAGCGCCGCATCCGGGTCGAGCGAGATCGCCGACGGCGCCGCTTCGAACGTGCGGAGGATCGCGACGCCTTCCTGCGCGCGCATCGCGCGGGACAGCGACGAGCGGTACTCGACCTTGTAGCGGCCGCCGAACTCGCGCAGCGCGTCGGGCATTTCCTGCTCGATCCACGCGTATTGCGACTGCTTCGCGAGGATGTCGATCTCGCGGTCGAGCTGCTTGCCGAGATCCTCACTCTGGATGCGGCCCATCACCGGCGCGAGCAGCGTGGCCTTTTCCTGCGCGATCTCCAGCACCTGCGTCGCCGTCATCTGCGGATTCTCGGCGAGCACCTTGAAGATCGAGACGAGGAACGAGTCGTCGATCGACTGCTGTTCGAGCGCCATCAGTTCAAGACCGAGCGGGATGTCGCCGCCCGTCTGGAACGGGATCGCCAGCGGCCGGCCGTCCTCGGACACGAGCCCGGGGTTCAGCGCGCCGTTCTGCAGGTTGAACGGCTCCAGCGCGCCGTCCTCCGACAGCAGGATCGGCGGCTCGACGGCACGCTGACCGACGCGGAGGATCGTTTTCTTTTCCTCGTTGAGCGTGAGGATCGCGGGCCATGCGGCCATGGCTGGCGACCGCGCGTACGTCTCGCCGCCGGCGAGCATGTAGCGCGAGATCGCCCACGGCCACGAGGTGTAGCCGCCGGTCTTGACCATCTGCTTGGCGTCGCACGCGACGATGTACGAAGCGAACGGCATCCCGCGGTGATCGATGCGACCTGCGACACGGTCGTCGTTCGGGCGGGTGCAATGCAGGAATTCGAACTTCTGGAACGGCTTCTCGGTCGCCGCCCTCGCGATCTTCTCCGGCAGCTGCCAGCCCTTCGTCCGTGCGTACTGCGCCGCCTGGCGCGCCTGCAGGGTGAACTTGCGGTACGCGATGTCGATGTTCCCGCTCGCGTCGTGCGCCCAGGTCATCTCGCGCAGCGGGACGTGCATGTACGTCGGGCCCGTGCCGACGTCCTCGTCAATGAACATCGCCGCGTTGCCGAACGCGCCGACGTCCAGATAGCTCATCGCCTTCTGCCCGGCGTAATTCGCCTTCGGGCGGTAGCGAACGGACCATGCGAGCTTGTTGAGCCGCTCCAGGTAGCGGGCCACCTCGCTGTCCTCGGCGATTTCCTCGTCCTCGGGCTTGAGGTCGTGCCACACCTGACTGCGCGGCGTCAGCAGATCCTCAAGCACCGCGGCGAACCGGTCGTTCGCGATGGCCGCGCCCGAATGGAACAGCCGCTCGGTGCGCTTCTCGCCCTGCTCGGTGATCGTCGTGAACTGCGCTTCAGCGGGGCGCACGCGGTACGCGATCTGCTGCCACCAGTTCTCAAAGTTCGTCCGCTCTTGCCGGAGCGTCGACTCGTGGTCGAGCAGCGTCAGGACGTCGTCGGAGGCCATCAGCCGCCGCCGAGTGTCGTGCTACCGACCGTCGGCGAGCTCGCGTTCGAACCCGCGAAGATGTTCGCGAGCACGCCGCGGCGCCGGCGGATGCGGTCGTTCCCGTCCCGGGCCACGAGCGCCTGGTCGCCGACCGCGTTCTGCACCTCGGCGGGCTGCTTGTTGTCGAGGGTATGGAACGCCTGCTTGAGGCCCACGCCCTTGAGCACGGAGTCCGCACCGCGCTTGAAGAAGTTGACGAATCCGGACACGGCAGGCGCCTCGCACGTACGGTGCGGCGACGCTGCGGCGGTACGGCTACGGATTCAAGTGATCGCGCGCCGGCGTGTCTGAGGGAGCCGCTTGAGCTCGTCGATGAAGCGCGCGGACTGGTACGCGTACAGGTTCGGCGGGCACTCCCGGCGCAGCCGCTCCAGGTCCCGCAGGATTTCCTCGCGCTTGCGTGGCTTCGTGCTCACGTGATCGCGTACCTCTGCCGGTCCGGGCGCCGCTCGGCGCGCACCAGCCCGGGGAACAGTTCGTACATCCCCCAGATCATCGCGTCGGCCCGGTTCGGGCTGCCCTCGCCGATGTAGCCCGACGACGAGAACCCATAGAGCTCGGTTTCGAGCTTGCGGAAGTCGCCGGCCATGCGGCATTTGCCCGTTTCGAACAGCGCCGCGATCGGCTCCGCGCGTACCGCCTTGCCGCGGGATGCGGTCACCGCCCGGAACGGCGTGCGCGGCCGCGCCGTCTGGATCACGTGCCGCACCATGTCGCCGCCGAAATTCGCCTCGGCGACGATCACGTTCGCGAGGTGGCGTTCCCATGCGGACACGGCCACGCCGCCCCACGTCGCCGGGCCCGCCTTCACGGTGCAGTCTTCAAGCACGTAGCCGTTGCCGTCCGTGCCGAGCCCGCAGACCACGATGCCGATCTCGTCGTTGTCGAGGTTGTCGACGTCGCCCGAGCCGGACGGGTCGACCGCGACGACGATCTTCACCATGGAAGGTAGCGACTGGTCGACAGTGCGCCACTTCTCCAGCGCGGTCTCGTTGAACAGCGCCGACGGGTTCGCGTCCGCCCACTCGCCCAAGAGGAAACGCTGCTGTTCCCGCCACGGCAGCGCGCGCAGCGTCGCCAGGTACTCCGGGGACAGGTTACGGGCGTTGTCCTCGGGGTTCATCCGCAGGGAGGCGTAATCGTCGGGGTTCGACAGCGGACGCCCTGTGGTGGGGTCCTGATGCATTACGAAGAGCCTGTACGTCCAGTGCCCTTTGTTCGGCGGGTTGCAGTCGTAGAACATCCGCGTTCGCAGCGGCTTGCGCTCGATCCCGCTGCGCCGTTCGATCTGCTGATCGACCCGCTGCGCAAGGCGCGTGATCGCGACGTTCCGCGAGTCATAGCTGATCTGACTGCACTCGTTGAGGTAAATCGTCGCGTGTTCCTGACCGAGCACCTTCTCGACGCGTTCCTTGTCGTCGAGGCCGCCGAACCACACGAACGAGTCATTCGGCAGCCGCGCGCGCCACAGTTCGCGGTCGATGTGCGCGGCCACGCCCGGAAAGCACAGGCCCATGACGGCCGGCCACGTCTGTTCGACGATCGACTGCCGCAGGTGGTTGAACCGGAACCGCAGGATCGCGTGCGATGAACCCGGCGCCTTGAGCGCCCGCATGACCAGCGCCCGCACCAGCCAGAACGTTTTCCCCGACCGTGACCCGCCGAACAGCATCAGGTGCGTCGCATCGCCCGCGAGAAGCGCCTGCGCCTCCAGCTGCTTCGCTGTCGGCTCAAATGCGGTCGTCATTCTCGATCGCTTGCACCTGAATCGGACGCCCACCCAGCCCGCCGATCTCGGTCCGCTGCAGCTTCGGGATGTGGTACTCGGTCATCCGGCCGACGATGTCGAGCGCCTTCGCGGGGTCCGTGAGTGCGACCCGGTCGAGCCACGCGACCATGCGCGGCGCGGCGTGTTCGAGCAGCTGCGCGATCGACGCGCGCACGTCGGCCGTCGCCTTGTTCGGCTTGCCCTTACGCGACCCGCCGCCGGTCTTCTTGCCCTTCGCCATGGCTCTAGCTCGCAGTTTGCGACCGGATCACGTTCGGCCGGCCTTCCGCACCGCCCTCATGGACAGCGACTCGCCCACGCGGCCATCGGTTCCCGCCTTCACCGCGGTCTCGTGGCCCATGTGTTCGAGGATCAGTTCGGCGATCCGCGCCTTCAGCATATCGCCGCCATTGCCCCGGAGCAGTTCGACCGCGTCGTGATTGCCGTCGATCTGCGAGGTATAGATCCGCACCCGGTCGACGGTATACCCCGACGCGCGGACGGCCATCGCGCGGATCATCTCGACGTTCTTCAGTTCAGCCACAGAAGCCTCCCGTACATGACGGCCAGGATGACGAACGCGACCGCGGACGCGATGCCGCATGCCTGCACGTATCGACGAACGAACCGGTTGTTCATGGCTTGCGCTTCCTCTGGCCGGAGATGCCCCGGATACCGAACCGCCGGGCGTACCGGCCGACGCTCGTCGGGCCGACGCCGTAGGTCAGGCCGATCGTCAGGTACTTCTCGCCGGCGGCGATGCGCTGCATAACCTCGGCGTGATGCCCGGCCAACCGCGACGGCGGGCCCTTGGGCTTGGGGATCGCGTTCATGCTGCCGCCCTCCCCGCCTGCTGCGCCTGCCCGTAGGCGGCGAGCAGCAGCGCCTCGGCGCGGTTGTGATCCTTGGCGCGGTCGAGCCGCAGGTTCGGGAACAGCAGCCGAGCGCGGTCGAGGGATCGCTGCTTGCGGACCTTCTGCGCTTCGTCTTTGTCGCCCTGAACGCCCATGGCGCGCTTCCAGACGTTCGACGGGACGAGGTGCACCGGCACGCGGCAGAACTGCAGAACGGCCAGCACGGAGCCGAGTGTCAGGCCTTGCGAGTGCGCAACAACGAACCCGCCAACCGGGTGCGCCCCGACCCGCTCGACGTACGCGACCGCGTCGTCGTTTCCGCCGACCATGGAGCGCACGAGCCATTCGAGTTCGAGCCCGTCGATCCACGCGAGCTTTCCGTCACGCACCACGGGCAAGTCTTCGACGGTCGTTCCGTCCGGACCGATGATGGCGACCGCGCCGGTCAACCCGGGATCGATGCCGATGATCCGGCTCATGCGACCGCCTTCAGCAGATCGCCCTGATCCGCATCGCGCACGGTCCACTCGACGCGCGCCAGATCCCCGAGCAGCGGCTCGGCGTCCGCGATCTCGTCGCCCGCCGCCTGCCAGGTGAGCTCGCCGGACAGTTCGCCGCCCAGCTGCGTGAAGTCGATCGCCATGCCGGCGAGCGTGGCGTCCGTGAACGCCAGCGAATCGCCCGCGCCGGCCGCGTGCTTGATCGCGCCGATCACGGTGTACTCGCGCTTCAGCAGCACCAGGCTCGCGCGCACGAGCGGCGCCCCGTTGTCGTCGTAGAACGCGGCGCACCAGCCTTCCGGCTGCCCGCACAGCGCGTCGATTTCCTCGCGCGTCACGAACAGCTTCCCGAACTTGAGATGCGCGATGGTCGCGACCGTGTCGTCGTCCTGCTTCTCGCGTTTCGCGCTGATGCCCTTACCCATCGTCGCGACGCTCGTGATCTTCAGCTTCATGCGATGCCCCTCCGGTTGTTCGCCCGCTCGTCGGCAAGCGTGTCGGTGTTGCGCGCCCATTCGGCGAGCAGTTGTTCGGGTGTCTTGCCGAGCGCACGGGCCATGCGGCGCGCGGCGATCAGCTTGTCGGACGGTACCTCGGCCGGACCCTGCGCCTCGCGGTACGCGTCCCGGCCGGTGCTCGGCCACGCGCGTTCGTAGCACTCGGCGGACTGGCGCAACTCGTCCGCCGTCGCTTCGTTGCCGAACGTGGCGCGGTCGAGCTCGGCGCGGCTCTGTGCGCTCAGACCCTTCGGGAACGCTTCGCGCAGCACGCGCTCGCGCGCCGACCACCACGCGACCGACCCGATCGGCGGTCCGCGATCGCGGTCGATCTTCTCCAGCGCCGGCCGCAGTTCCGTCGGCTTCGGGAAGAACTTCCCCGTGGCCATGTGCTCTTTCGCGCGCTCGCGGATCGCGGCGAGCGGGTATTGCTTCAGCGCCTCGAAGTACACGCGCCGCAGTTCGTCGTCGGGCGGCTTCGTGAACACGAGGCCCAGCTGATCGAGCATCCGATTGAACTCGGCGAGGTCAGTGATCTGCACGGGCGGTCTCCTGCGCCTTGAGCCGCAGCAACTCGGCGCGCTCTTCGGCAGTGGCCCACGTGGGGATGCCGTCGGCGTCGACGCTCGACGGTTTCGGGGTGTGCCCGTTCATCGGGCGGCGCTTGGCATAAACCTCGCGCATTCGGTTCTTCCACGTGCCGGACCACGAGACCTTGCGGCCTCGCTGACCGGGCACGTCGCGCCAGTAGTCGACGAATTCCTTCGTCGCCGCGACGACGTCCACGCCGGGCACCTCGTCGGCCGCCCAGGCGCGCATCTCGGTCGTCAGCAGGAACGGATCTGGGATGCGGGTCCCGCGGTCCTCCGGCTTCGCCTTGCGCTTCGGCTTCTCGGCCGGTGCGTCGGCGGCCGGCGTAGCCGGACGTCCTGACCCCGCATCGGCTCCCGCCAAGGGGGGGCTATGGGGGGTTTCTTCTTCTCTTGGTGTCTGGTGACTGGAGTCTGGAGACTGGAGAGCATTGCGAATGGCATGCGACGACTCATTTCGTAGCATTGCCTTCGCATCGCTTTCCGATGCGTTCGCATCCTTGGTCGATGCGTTCGCATTGCGTTCGCTGTTCCAACGCTGATTCGCGCTTCCGCGGGCCTTCTCGCGCTTCTCGCGGTAGCGCGCGAGCTCGCGGTCGCATCGCGGCTGGTGATAGCCGTCGTCGCGCAGTTCGAAGAAGTCGGCCAGCACCGCCTTGACGGCATCCCGCTCGGCCTCGTTCGACGCCCGGGCGAGCCTGAAGATGGCCCGCTCATCGGCCGGCAGCGGCCGCTCTTCGGCGTAGTACCACCGGACGAGCCGCAGGTAGGCCGCCTCTTCGACGAACGTCAGGTGCGCCGTCGCCTGCGCCCAGTCGCCGAGGTGGTGCTCGTAGTAGTTCACGAGCACGGCCCCGCAACTACATCCCCACCGGCCAAGCTAGGCGCAAAAAAAATGGGTGCCGGCGAGGCGTGCGAATTGCGCATTTCGGTCATGCCCTGTCGCGCCCCGGCACGCCCTCGGCTTCGAGCCGCTTCGCCGTCAGGCTGTGTATCGCCAGCTGTTCGGAGGCCCAGCGATGCAGAACGTCACGAGCGATTTCCGCGCGTTCCTTGTTCGTCACCCGGGCGATCGCGTCGATGAGCGCGTCGGTCTCGACGTTGACCTTCGTGCGGACGTCCCGCAGTTCGTCGGCCACGATCAGGCCGCTCCCGACTGGGACGCCTGCGAGCACCGGACCTGGTGCAGTTCGTGGAGCTTCAGCGCGGCATCGGCCCGCGGCTGCTCGCTCCGGCCATTGGCGATGTCCGAGACGGACGACGTCGCCAGCCCGACGATCTCCCCGATCTCGGAGAGCGTCATGCCGGCGGCCTGCAGTGCGCGGATACGTTCGCGCCACGTCGGATTGCTCATGGGCGCAACTTTACGGGATTACGTAAGCGCGCGTCAACGGCATTCCGTTACGGCAATCCGCAACGATGTCGCAATGAGCACCGCCGACAGTCGCAAGCCGGAATCGTTGCGGCCGTCATGTGGCTCGCGATCACGCACCTCACGCACGACGACGAATGGCGGGAGTTGCTCGCCGCTGTCGGGTCCGTCGCCGCAATCTTCGTCGCCGCCCGCCTCCGCAGCTGAATTCGCACGGCCGCACCGGGCCGCGCATGCGCTTGCTCACAGATTACGGAATCCCGTTGACATGGCTTACGGGATGCCGTAACCTCTGCATTCACGGTCACGGTTGACCGGGGAGCGACAGATG